CTGCTGCTGCTGCTGCGGAGGAAACAACGGAAACCATATCACCGGGCAGGTAAGTGCTAGCAGAAGCGCAATCGGCTTCATAAATGCACTCGGTTACAACTTCGATTTCGCCTGCAACAACTTGCTGAATCAACCTTTGTTGAACGGCAACGCCTACGAATAGGGCTGCAAGTGCTGTTCTATCGGTAGCGGCTGTACCACTGCCAACATATGCGCTGAACGGTTTAACGGTTGATGTACCGGCATCCCAATAAAGGAGATCGCCGATAGAAATTACGGTGCTTGCTGCCGCTGGGTATCGTACCAAGCGAAAGTCAACCGGCTTCACGAATCTTGAACCGCCAAAAGTGCTAGACATTGTTTATTCTCCTTAGTTTTGTAACCAGTTGTAAAGGTCTTGCCCTGCTGGAATGCGGGCCTGTTTTGATTCGGTAACGGGTACACCGCTACGAGGTTTGGTTGCTTTGTGGGCCAAGGCTAATCGCTTAGCATGACGCAAGATGGCAGTCTTTTTAAGCGGTTTGAAGTCTTCGATTAGCTGCCTTGAAACTGGCAACCCTTCAGACTCGCAAAGGCGGCGGATGAACGCTTCCTTTTTGATACTGCGGACTTCTTCTTGTAATTGTTCAAGCTTGGAAGATTTCTTGTGACGGGCGGATTCTTCAGTGTCCTCTTTTTCGTCATCATCTTCTTCGGCTTCGGTGGTGTCTTTTTCTTCGTCCTTGTCCTCGTCATCATCGGCTTCGGTGGTATCTTCTTCGCCGGAAGCTTCTTCAAGGGCTTCTTTGACTAGATCAACGATCTTTTGCGCCTTTTCCTCGTCGCTATCATCAGCTTCTTTTAAAGCGTCCATTACCTTGGAAGCTAGATCGTCTTTTTCATCGTCTTCGCCTTCCTTGGTTGGCTCGTCATATTCTTCCATAGGTTTTTCGTCTTTTTCTTTTTCGTCTTCTTCTTTAATGCGCTTCGACTTCTTCATTTTCTTTGCCTCCGATAAGGATGATGTGGTTGCTGGGTCTGCTACTAGGTCTACATGGCGGACTTCGGTGATTTTGGAAACGATAAAAATACCGTCCTCCTTTTCACCTTCGCCTTGTGCGTTGTGTGACAAGCCAAATAAATCTGGCATTTGTTCTGCTGCGCTGAATACGCTTTCAAATATGCGATGACCGGGGTTAAGCCAAAGGTCACCGAACAGGCCTTTGCCTTCGATAAAGCGAACATTGATTAATTTGCCGCATCGGTCATAGGCTGAACGGGTATCGCTAGGATCGTCGGGATGATCCACATTGACTTTGATGCCTTCATAAAGTGGCAGGGCTTTTTTCAAAGCTTCTGGAAGGTATTTGCGGCCGTTGTCACTGTCAAAACCAATGATTTTAACACCGTAAATCAAGCACTTTTTACGATCCACTTTAAGCGGTTCGAAAGACAGCTTGGCTTCGGTAAACCAGATTTTTTTGATTAACTTAATCAGCATGGCGCAGAGTATGCGAAATGCGGGGGGGCAAAGTCAAATTGAGAGGGGCTTAACTTTTCGGCTTATGTTTTTTTGGTTCTTCATTGAAGCCAAAGTCAAAGCTTAGATCGTCGGCGGTGTGGGTTTTGGGGTCGTGCTTGCGGGCGGCTTCTTCTTCGGCTCGTTCTCGCTCCCATTCGTTGGCAAGTTTTTTGTCTCGCTCTTGTTGGGCTGCAAGGATTGCCGGGCTTTGAGGACTCCATTCAGCGAGTTCTTGAGCAACTTGCTCCTGTGCTGCAAGTATGCCAGCCGCTTTGCTGTCGCTGCGTATTTTTTTAAGGTCTCGCTCATCGTGTCCTTCCGCCTTTATCTGTGCTTGAAGTTTTGCCCACTCGTTGTATTCGTCTTCAAGATGCTTTTCGTTGCGCTCTAATAAACTATGGTGGTCGTTCTGTAATAATTCAAGCAAATAATCGTCGGCATTACGATTATCCGGCACAACAATATGCCCGCTCATCTCCAAGCTCTGCGCCATAACATCTAAGGAAGTACCCGTTTTTCGCATGGCAGTAATAAGCCCGAATTGCTTAATGTCTTCCTTGTAATTGAAGTCGGCATGAATACTTCTTGGGGTTATCCCGCCCTGCTTAATCACAATGGCCCGCAAGCTCATGTTCTGCGGCCTTGATACTATCTTAGGCGGTAAGTAGCCGTAGGTGTAAACCTTTTGAGTAAGTTCTTTACGTTTGGTAATCAGATACGTAAACTTGTTCAATCGATCTTTGCGACCTTCGGGGCTTTCATTAACTAGCGTTGAAGCGTCTAAAAGCTTTCCCGATGTTGGGTTAACAAAATGCCCCCAGTTGAGACTTTGCCCCGGGGTAAGCTGCCCCCGAATAATCGATAACCGCTTTGCACCCACTACCCTTGCCTTATCCGCTTCTGGCGCACGGTCGAACCAATCCGAATAAACAGCGGGGTTGGGGATTAGCTTGCCCGCTGCATCACTGAATAACTTCTTGGCGGCGGGGTCTTTCTCAATTTCTTGATTGACCGAAAGCACCGGGGTTATCCAACAACGGCAGTTATGCGCTACCGTGCCATCTTCTTCAAGCGGCGGGCGTGGCATTTTGTCCAAACCTAATTGCCCCGATACTGGCTTCTTGTAATAGACTTGCCCGCTTCTGGCTGCGTGTTCTGGTCTAACTCTGCTATCCATTGTGGCGTGAATTTGAAACCCAATAACAAGATCGCCCAAATCGTCGTAAGCATCCATGCGGCTTTCGTGGGCTATTCTCATCGACTCATTGCGGGCCACTCTTCGGGCGGTTGAAGCCACTCCCCCTACATGGTCTTTGAGTACCCGGGCAAGTTCAGCGGGTGACTTTTGACCGTTAAAATCTTGCGTCAATATTGTTGCTAGGTGTTCGGGCGGGGCCAAGCTTGTTTGCTGTGCCAACCGGCTTTGCCAGCTTGCGCCTGCTGTAGTGCCTCGTACTATGGTTTGCACCTTCTCGGCTGAAAGCGGGTCAAATATCATGCCGTTGATTTCCGTTTCCATCTCGGCTTTGCGGTCTTCAAGAATAGGCTTTCTTTCGGTGATTAAACTTAGATGGCCTTTGGGTATGGTGCGGACTAATACGGTTGCTGCATCGGCGTGGGAACTGGTCGCCATGTGTGCTAGACCACGGGCCATGATTTCATTGGTAATCAGAATTACTTTGTAGAGGTCGGATCGAATGGCATACTTTTTTTCAGTCGGCCCCGCCTTGGATCGTAGTACCCTTACCATGCGATTAAGGATGGTTTGTAGCTTGGCATCCACGGTATCGGCTAACCCATCGGCAACGGATAGCTGCTTATCTTGGTGCAGGCTTAACTTGGCCGCAAGGGTGCTATTGATAATGTCGTTCACTATTCGCCCTCGGGTGGTGCTTCTTCCTCGGGTTCTTGCTGGTCTTGTTCATCGGGCATTTTGAGCGTGCTGCCACCACTGCCACTGGTTGCCGCTTCGTGCTGGTTAACTTCTTCATCCTCCCAGTCGAGGCCAATTTCCTGTGCGATAGTTTGTTTGCTTTTGATCCCAAGGGTTGAATAGATTTGGTTGGCGGTTGCTTCTGCGGCCTTGTCTCTGGTTTCAACGCTTGGGGCTTTGGTGTGCAGGTCAACCAAGTTCAAAGTATTCTTTGGAAGTAGCCCGGCTTGAATTGCTGTGTTGATTGAAGCCTTAATAATGCGGCTAAAATGCCCCTTGTAAAATTCTTGCAGACGAACGCAATGGCGTGTAAATGGGGCTTCAGCGGTTAGACTGGAAGCGTAGTTCCCATTGCTAGAATCACTTGAAACAAGCCACTCGGGGGCGTTGTGTCGGTTGCCTGCTGATCGTAGCAACCCTTGGAATACTTCAAGATGCGCTGCACTGTTGGCCGCTGCTGGTGGTGGTACATAAGTCATGCCTTTGGGAATATCCAAAAATGAACCCGCTTCAATCTTTTGGAAGTCTTGTTGCCTGCCCGGGTAACTTGATGTGCTGTAATCCACCGCATCGGATATAAAGTCTTGCACTTGGTCAACGGTTGAAGTGTCGTGCTGTCGTACTGCTGCGATTGCTGCTTGAACTGCTGCACCCTCCCCAAGATTCTTGCGAAGCTTTCCGGCTTGGCTGAACGCATCTAAGGTTTCAAAGCTAAAATCGGTTAGCCCCCTTTTAATAGACCGTTTAACATTCACTTTGATATGGCAAATATTTTCGGCAGATACTTCTTCGCCCATTGTTGGGGTTGCATCTTCTTGCCCCCCGCTAGCCCGGTAATCGACGTTGTACGCCTTAATGCTGCACACATCATCGGGATCGGTTTTAATACCGTAGCTCCACTCTTGAATATCACTGCCGCCCGGTTGGTAAATCTGTTCCGGTTCGATGGTTCTAATGGTTAAACTTCCATCGGGCTGCGGGAACAAACGAATGAACGCTTCGCCATCTTCCCTGCTCCGCCAAAATATTTCTTGCTCCATTTCTGCCCATCCGTTTTGCTCGATGAAGTTGTCGATAACCGTTTGAACCGCTGTTACTAACTCATCGCTTGCCCCACTCATCTTCTTTGCCTGCACCCGGTAACTGTATCCGCAGCCAATTACATAAGAGCATAAACCGTTTAAAAGTCCTTGTGCGTTGGGGCTTGTTGTCACAATGAATCGGGCGGAAGCTCGAAGCATGGATAGCTGAACCTCGCTTACCCAGAACGGGAAGTTGCTTCCGTATCGCCTATCGGTAGGCTGTGTAATCGGGTAGCTGCCTGCAAAGCCCCCTGCGTATCTGTCAAGCATATCGCTGTAGTTGGTCAACCAAAAGTCTTGGCCCACATTGTATGCGCTTTCAGTAAGCCGCTTCCCCTTTTCCAACCGTTTAATTTTGATTTGTTCAATTAGGACTTCCCGTTGTTCACGCAGCTTTTGCGCTTGGGAATTACCGCCAAAGATATTCCACCATTTATTGCTCATGTCGTTACCCCTCTGGATGGTTGTCGCTGCTTGCGCCCGTTGTAAAGTTCGATCATAACACGCAGGGCCATTTCAAGCGAATCGGGGCCATCATCGTACTCGGAAACGGGAAAGTCTCGAAGCTGATCCACTAGCAATTTCGTGCCGGGGCTGTTGGCTTTGAAGCGAATATTCTTTTGCGCTAGGTAAGGGCCAAGCCTGCGTATGCGAATATTCTTATTCACGGTATTAACCACTTTAACCAAGGGTACTGCATAGCCTGCAACGGCTGCTTTCTGTTGCAATTGGGTTGCTAGTAACTCTTGGAACTGGTTGGTTTCAAACGCTATTGCATCGGCACGAAATTCGCCTTGGGTTTCAAGCACGGTGTCTATTATTGCTTCAGAACTTCGCCGGGCAAGATCGGCTTCGCAATAAAGGGTTCCATCGGTATCACGGCCAAGCTTTACGATTGCGCTGTAATCGCCATGCTTCCCCCCTGCACCTTTGCTTGGGTCAACGCCTATCGTTTTAATGGCTATTGTTTTGGGCCAATAATCGAACCAAATTTCCTTGGCAAAGTATTCGTCGGGCCACTCAGTACCGCCCCCGCTTCTTGGGTGCTGCTGGTAAAGTGCGCTCCACTGGTATTCGCCAATGGAAGCTTTCATTTTGTCAAGCGATTCAAGACTGAACTTCTCGGGCCAAAGTGGTTCGCCCGGTTGTCGTGGGTCATACTCTGCGCCCCCCTGCATAGGGCAGATTGCAGGCAAGTTAATCACCTTCCATTGATCCGCCTTGGGGTCGTTACCTGCAAGGTCAAGCAGTCTGCCTACTAGGTCATCGCTATGCCATCGGGTCATTACGATAAGGATTCTTGCATCGGCTTCTTGGCGAGTTGAAAAGGTTGACGTGTACCAATCCCAGTTAACTTGCCGGTAGGTTGCACTATCAGCTTCCTCCCTGTTTTTAACCGGGTCATCAATAATCAACCACTTACCGCCCATGCCCGTAATACCACCGCCAACGCCTGCACTTCGGTAAACGCCCTTATGGCCAACGATCTCAAATAGGTCGCTATTACGCAGCCATGAACCCGCCACGGTTCTTGAGTTTGAATCGTTCAAATAGCTTTTGGGAAACAAGGCCCGGTACTGCTCCGATTCGATGATGCGCTGTACATCTCGATTGTTCCGACTGGCAAGGTCGGCTGAGTAACTGGAAGCAATAATGCTGGTA